AGTGTCCTGTGTCCAGCGTGAACGGTGACAACGGTTTTCGCTGTGCCATAAAAGAAGGGTGAGTGATGCCAAAATATATTGTCACCGGAGGCGAAAGCGGAACTTCAGGTATCAACTACAACGGCGAACGATATGAAGCTGGTGCAGTTGTAGAAGTCTCAAAGCCAAAAGGCTTATGGCTTATTGATGAAGGTTACTTAGCTTTAGAATCTGAAGTAGTTAAAGAACGCGCAAGAAACGACAAGGGGCATTACATAGCTGATGATCCTGAGACTCCTGATATTAATGAGGCATTTGTTCAAGAAGAAGAACCACCTAAAAAAATAGGAGGTAAGAAGTAATGCCAACATTCGTTCACGGTAAAGGAACCAAAGTTTATGTTGACGAGTTTTCTATGAGTCCTTGGATTAACTCAGCGGAAATGACAATGAGTACTGACACGGCGGAGGTAACTTCTTTCGATTCCACGTCAAGGGCTTATATTAAAGGACTCTCTGACGGCACAATATCGCTTTCAGGTATGTGGTCGGCTGACACAGATGGATCGGATGAAGAACTACACGCTCTGTTAGGTAACGCTACTACACCGTTAATATCGGTACATGAAGGCGGAGATGCGATAGGCAACGGTTCGATCATAGCTAGAGCGCACGAAGTTAATTACTCAATCTCTAATCCTGTTTCAGACGTTTCGACTATCACCGCAGACTTTAATTCTTCTGCTGATAATCAACCAGACTTTTACGGAATAAGAAGCGGTGTTCAATTAACCGCAGGCGCAAGCATTGATTACAACGCTCTAGGAAATTTAACTGGACACAATCACGGTTCACAAACAACAGGCGGTGGGATGGCTATTATTCACGTTCCCACTAATTCAATCGGTGGTGGTGCAACCACTATCAAAGTTCAACACGACGCATCTTCCGGCTTTGGCTCGGCGGCTGACCTCGTATCTTTCACATCTGTCGCGGCTTCGACCAAGACAAGTGAGTTAGTTGCAATATCAGGAACAATTAAGCAATATGTTCGTGTTACTGCTTCAACAGCCGGATCTTCCGGCTCAATCACCTTTATGGTGTCATTAGCAAGGTTCTAGGAGGACTAACTTATGCCAACCTTTGTTCACGGTAAGTCAACTGACTTTGAGCTTGATGATACAAGCGGAACTTCACGTTCCCTTGCGAATACGCTCACTTCAGTAGATTTCCCAGAAACTATAGATACTGCCGAGACAACTGCTTTCGGTTCAACTAGCCGTTCATACATTGTCGGTTTGAAAGATGCAACTATTTCAGTTAGCGGTCTTTGGGATTCAACAGTAGACGGTTACATTATGGGCGGTACTGAACCAACTACCCGCTCGTTCATTTTCGGACCAGCAGGTTCAACTGGCGGTAACATAAAATATTCTGGTGAGTGCATACTCACTAACTACTCTGTTTCAAATCCTGTTGGAGATGTCGTGACTTACAGTCTTGATCTTCAATGCACAGGTGGAGTAACTAGAGGCACATACTAAATCTAACCAACTAAATAAGGAGTGACCATCGTGTCCATTAGAGAAAAAATACAATCTGCTGAAGACAGCAGTATCGAATCATATGAAATTCCTGAATGGGGAGTGACTTTAGAAATTCGTTCTATGACTGCACGCTCACGTGCTATTTTCGTAGCTGAAATGGCTAGCGAAGATGGCACTGTAGCTGGTGTTAATGATGCCAGCCGAATCGAAGGCATGTGGTGGAATGTAATTTCACAAAGCTGTTACGACCCTAAAACAGGAGAATTAGCTTTTGAAGAAGGCGATCAAGAATGGTTGTTCGATAAGAACGCCAGAGTCGTTAACGATCTTGCTAACGAGTGTATGGCTTCGTCAGGATTAACGGAAGAAGCGCAGAGTGAAGCGGGAAAAGATTCCTTGGCTTCGCTGATAAGCGAGGCAGACGAAACCCTGAGCGAAGATTCTACTTCAGATTAGCAAGGGAACTCGGTATGACCGTAGGCGAACTCCTAGAGCGTATGAGTAGTGCCGAGTTAACTGAATGGGCGGCTTTATTTAAAATAGAGAATGAGGAAATGGCGCATCACAATCAAGTGGCTTCTTCTCGTTCAAGAATAAGGCGGTAGTAGATGGCAACCGTTGGCGTAGTTAAGGCGATTGTAACCGCTGACGTAGCCCGACTTAAAAAAGGAATGAACGAGGCTGAACGCAGTCTTGATAAATTCGGTAAAAGCGCTAAAGCTGTAGGTAAGAGCATGACCATGAAGGTCACGGCTCCTCTTGTAGGTGCGGGTGTTGCTGTCGCTAAGATGGCTTCCGATTTCGAGTTCTCAATGACTCAAATCGAAACTTTAGTGGGTAGATCAGCGGAAGAAGTAGAATCTCTTAAAGGTTCAGTGCTTGGACTGTCAGGACAGACAGGTCGTGCGCCTAAAGAACTTGCTGACGCTATGTTCTTTATTACGTCTGCTGGTCTTGACGCTACAGCCGCTACAGCGGCGTTAGAAGCTTCTGCTAAAGCGGCGGCGGTTGGTCTTGGTGACACAGTTGTCGTAGCTGACGCTGTTACTAACGCTATGAACGGTTACGGCATGGCCGCTGATGGTGCCGCTTTCGCTACTGATGTTTTAGCTAAAACAGTTGAACAAGGTAAAGCTTCAGCCGCAGATTTGGCTCCTCAGTTTGGTCAACTTATTCCTATGGCTTCAGAGCTTGGTATTTCATTTGATCAGGTTGGTGCTGGTTTAGCTTTCCTTACTAGAGCTTCTGGTGATGCTTCGCTTTCATCTACACAATTTGCTGGCGTAATGAAATCTCTTTTAAAGCCTTCTCAGCAAGCTAAGAAAACTTTTGAAGAAATAGGAATTGACATACACCAGTTAAGAGCCGCCGCTTCTCAAGATTTGTTAGGAGCGTTGCAGAATCTTCGTCAGACTTTAGCGGATAACGGTAAAGAAATGGGTCAAGTCTTTGAAGATGTCAGAGGCTTGAATGGTGCTTTGCAGTTAACTGGTNTAGCTACTGGTGCCGCTAGAGAAGTGTTTGACGAGTTAGCTAACTCTACTGGAAAGCTAGATGAAGCATTTTTAGGTGTTCAGAAAACTGCACAATTTAAAATGTCTCAAGCTATGGCTGGTATTAAAGCTTCAATTGATTACTTTAGGTGAAAAAGTTTTGCCTGTTGTTGTTCCTATGATTCAAAAACTAGCTGATGCGATAGGTAAAGCCGCTGAATGGTTTGGCAAGTTGTCACCTACTATGCAGAAAATAATCGTGATTACAGGTGCAGTAGTGGCGGCACTCGGACCATTGTTAATGATTATTGGTGCAATAGCTTCTGGTGTGACCGTCTTATNGCCAATAATAGCGGGTGTAGTAGGGGCTTTAGGNGCAATGATTCTTCCTGTGNCAGCGTTAGTAGCTGTAGGCGCAGGCTTGACAGCTTGGTTTATAAAGAGCCGTAAGGAAGCGGCTGAGGCTAGAGAGCGTCAAGAAGAATTAACAGCCGCTTTTGCCGCTGAAGGTGATGAAGCAACTTTATTAGTAGGTCGTGTTGAAGCAGTCGTGCAAGCGCATAAAGACTTAAAAGGAGAAGTAGAAGAACTTACTCCTGTTATTGAAGAATTTAAAGGCGCTGGTGTTCTACTTGGTGAAGCTTTAGAAAATAAAGTTGGTTTTGCATTTGAGCAATTAGGTTTAGAAGCAGAAGTCTTAGAGGGTGCGCTTCAAGGTGGAAGTGACGAGTTCCAAAAACTTGAAGAACAAGCTAAACGAACAGCAACAGTAACAGATCGTGATTTAATAGCGGCGTTAAGAAACGCTGACACTGAGATCAATAATGTTACAAGTGCTTTGGCTGACCAGTTCGCTAACGGTAAGATCACAAGAGAAGAATTAGAAAAAATGCTTGATGCGTTAGATGAGACTGCTGACGCTTACGACGATCATTCTGAAGCGGTACAAAAAGACGCTAAAGAAACTTTATTAAATTCAGAAAAACAAAAAGAGTTTGCAAAAATTTTAGGTGCAAGCGTTGTTGAAAATTTAGTTGCTGTTGCTGAAAAGTCAGGCGATTATCAACATTCGTTAGATGTTTTAGCTACACGTATGGAAAACTCGCTTGTACTTCAAACAGCGCAAGCTGAAGCATTAGCGGAAGAAGAAAAATTACGGTTACGTGCTATTGATGCGGCTGACACGGCGATGATTACTTCATCGAAACTTACAGTTGTAACAAATTCGTTGACTAAAGAATTAAAAGATGAAGCCGTAGCTATCAAAGACCTTGCTTTCCAATATAAAGATTTGAATGAGGAACAAGCACTTCAAATGGCAATGTCGGCTGACAGGGCGATGTTAAGTGGTTCTAGTGGTCGCCAGTTCGGAGAAGATTTAACTGATGCGGCACACTGGGTTGAAGTTGTACGCAAACAAAGAGAAGCAACAGCGGTAGCAGAACAAGCGATTGTTGATGCGGCGGCGGATGAGGAAAAGATACGTCAACGAGCCTTAAAACTAGCTAATGATTTGAAGAACGCTCAACAGGAAATTAACAGTTTAGAGTCTGAACAAACAGCTATTCAAGAGGAGCGTGAACGCACTCTTGAAGAAATAGCGTCTATCAATGACCAGATAGCTGGGTTGATGGAACAACAAGCTAACTTCAGTGAAACGAACGTAGACTTTGCGGCAGAGATCGCTCAAGAGTTCCGTAAAGCTGAATTAGCGATAATGAACCTTGAAGAAAAGATTGCTGATTTACAATCTGAGGTAGACGCAGTTCCGCCTGATGCAAGCACTCAACGAGAGTTTGTTAGAAAACTAAAAGATCAACGCAACGCAGTTAACACTGTAGAGCAAGCCTTAATTGACATGAATGTCATTAAGGAAGAAGACGCTGGTTTTATGGACTTGACAGCGGCGGAAGCGCAAACGCTTGTCAGGTTACAAGAGCAACTACAACAAACTCAGTTAGACATGGAGAACGGTGAAGCTACTGTTCTTGATTTAATGGTCGCTGAAGAAGCGTGGACTAAAGGCATGGGTTCAGCTATGGAGGCTTCAAGAGAGTTAACTAAAGCTGAAGCTGATCTTGCTGACATGGAAGCTAAAGCTACTCAAATAGAAAAAGACCGCAAGAAAGCGATGCTTGAACTAGAGATAGCTCAATACGATTTAATTGAAGCTAAGAAGATAGGCACAGAAGAAACATATCTTGCTTCTAGAGCGGAAGAAGAACAAGCTAAAATTCAAGAAGTTATTAACGGCTTGATGGATAAGCGAACTGATCTTCAAGAAAAGCAAACAGAGTTAGCTCTTAAAGAAATACAAGTGGTTGACGAACTTAAATTTGCTAACGAGCGTTTAAAATCTGTGATGGAAGAATTAAACAATCTTGGCGAAGATGGCAATGAGATTTGCCGAGAGTTGATGGAGCTAGTTCATGCTACGACAGGCGAGTTTCGTGACCTTATAAACTTGTTAAAAACTAATGGTGGCGCTAGTGGAGCAAGTGCTTCTGCGACTACTTCAACAGTAAGCGGTGTGACAACTCCTGCTTCTGGTCAATCATTTTTTGACTTGTTGAACACTTTTAATCCGACACAAATAGAAGACGCAACCAGACTTTTTCGTGATGTTGAAGCGCATAGAGCAGGCACTAGCGGCATGTCTTTACGAGGACAAGCTATGGGCATGGGTGCTAATCCTAATGTGATTGTTAATGTTGAAGGTTCTGTAATCAGTGAAGCTGATTTAACTCATGCAATAAATCTAGCGATGCAAAAAATAACACAGTCAGGTGGTACTGCTCCTTCTTATGCTGGGCTTGGCTCTTTCGTAGACTTCGGTGAGACATAATGCCATCTGCCGCAACTTTAAAAGTAACAGTTA